CTGACAGAGATCATCGCGCTCACGTCCGGGCACGAGCAGCGTGACGCCATGTGGTCCATGCCGCGTCAACGATACACGGTCCCGCTCTCGAACCTCACGCAGACGCAGATGGACGCGCTCCTCGCGTTTCTGCGCGTCGCGCGCGGTCGCTTCAATGGGTTCCGCGTCCGCGACCCGGTCGACTTCCGCGTTTCGACGTCCGGCGTCGACGGCGTCGTCGCACTGATCTCCGGGGACACGTACCAGCTTTACAAGCGGTACACCTCCGGCTCCAATACCGTCGACCGCAAGATTGTCAAGCCGGTCACGCCGATCGTCGTCTCTGGCGGCGGCACGTACACGATCGACTACACGACGGGGGTCGTCACGCGGACCGGCGGCGCCGCGCCGACGGGGTGGACCGGCTCTTTCGACGTTCCGTGCCGTTGCGACACGGACGCAATCTCGGTGGAGGCGCATCGCGTGAGCGCCGGCGGGGCGTTCTCGGGCTCGATCCCGCTGATCGAGCTGCGGCAGGCATGAAAACGATCTCTCCAGGGCTCGCGTCCCATCTGAGCGGCGAGCACCTGACGCTCGCGACCTGCTGGAAGGTGACGCGTCTGGACGGCGAGGTGTTCGGGTTCACCGATCACGACAGCGACTTGACCGTGTCAGGAGTGCTCTACAAGGCGGCGACCGGCATGGATGCGAGCGCCGTGCGCACTTCCGGAGACCTCGCCGTCGACAATCTGGAGGTCAATGGCGCGCTCGACGCGGCCTCGATCACGGAGGGCGACCTGCTGGCGGGAGTCTGGGATCACGCGGAGGTCATCATTTTCCGCGTCAACTATCTCGATCTCGCCGGCGGGGTCCTCTACCTGCGCAACGGCAGGATCGGCGAAGTCCGCTCGGGCCGCTCCTACTTCGCCGCCGAGTTGCTCGGGCTCGCGCAGAAGCTCCAGCAGACGATCGGCGAGGTCTACACCCCTTCGTGCCGGGCGGACCTCTTCGACGCCCGCTGCAAGCTCGACGAGGCGAGCTTCACGGTAACGGGGACCGTGACGCACGTTACCGATCGGAGGACGTTCCGCGACACGTCGCGGACGGAAGCAGACGAGTGGTTCAACGCGGGGAAGGTGACGTGGACCTCTGGGCTCAACAATGGCCGAGAGATGGAGATCCGGACGCACGCTGCCGCGACCGACACGTTCACGCTCTTCCTCCCGATGCACGAGGCGATACAGGTCGGCGACAGTTACTCGATGATCCCCGGCTGCAGAAAGCGTCTCATAGAAGACTGCCGGGACAAATTCAACAACGTGGTGAACTTCCGCGGCGAGCCATATGTCCCTGGAATGGACGCGATCACGCGTGGACCGCGCTGAGGTCGTCGCCGCCGCGCGGCGCTGGATCGACGTCCGCTTTCGGCACCAGGGGCGTTCCAGGGAAGGGATCGACTGCGGCGGGCTCCTCATCGTGCTCGCGCACGAGCTCGGCCTCTCTGAGTTCGACGTGTCCCGGTACGCGAGGCGACCGGACGGGCGGTCGCTCAAGAAGATCTGCGACGAGCAGATGCGGCGCGTCCCGTTCTCCGAGGCTCAACCCGGCGACGTGATCCTCTTCCGCATCGAGAGCGACCCGCAGCATCTCGCGCTCCTCGGCGACTACCAGAGCGGCGGGCTCTCGATCATCCACGCGTACGCGCCGAGGGCGGTTCACAGGGTCGTCGAGACGCGGCTCGACGACTGGTGGCGGCACCGCATCGTCCAGGCCTATGCCCTGCCCGGGGTCGGCTGATGGCGATCCTCGCGCTCGGCCTCGTCGGTGCGGCGATCGGCGGATCGTTCGGCGTCGCCTCGATCGGCTGGATGGTCGGCACGCTCGCGGGACAGCTCCTCTTCCAGAAGAAGCAGAACATCGTCAACGAGGGGCCGCGCATGCAGGACACGCGCGTCACCGCGTCGACGTACGGGGCCGGCATCCCGATCGTGATGGGAACCGTCCGCATCGCGTCGAACATCTTCTGGCACAACCCGGTCCGAGAGCACGTTAACGAAACCTCTGAGGACGTCGGGAAGGGTGGCGGCGGGGAGATGACGAACCGCACCTACTCCTACGACTGGGACTTCGCGTGCGGGATCTGCGCGAACGAGATCCTCGGGATCCGCCGGATCTGGGAGGACGGCGCGCTGATCTACGACGTCGGTCCGGCTGCGACGACGGCGGACATCCTCGCGTCGAATGCGAACGCAGGGAACATGATCGTGTACCTCGGGACGGAGACGCAACTCCCGGACCCGACGATGGAAGCGAGCGAGGGCGTCGGGAACGTCCCGGCGCATCGCGGCATGGCGTACGTCGTCTTCACGAACCGGCCGTGGAACGGGCACCCGCCGCAGCTGGAGTTCGAGGTCGTCGCGACCGGCAGCGAGGCGAACCTCGCGGTCCAGACGCTCTATACTGGATCGTCGACGCTCCTCGGGCAGTCGACGTGGAACGGCGGGAACACGTTCGCGGTCCTCGCGCAGACGAACGGAATTCCGCACTTCTTCAACGCAGCGAACGGCGCATTCCTGACGACCAACACGCCGATCTCGGCGTTCGCCGCGCTCGGCTACACGTCCGTCCAGCCCGCCGGGTCAGGCGGGTTCTGCGCCGACCTCGACGGTAATTACTGGCTCATCTCCCGTGTGAACATCAACTCGCTCGGGACGTTCGTCGGCGCGTTCGGGTACCGCGAGAACGGCGAGCTGTTCAAGATCGGTTGGGTCGCGACGGACCCTAGCACCGGCATTCCGCGCAACCAGGCGATCGCGGACGCTGACGGTTACATCTACTTCAGCATCAACGGGACGCTGATCAAGCGCTTCAGGCCGGACACGCTCCCGGCTTATCCGGCCGCTGGAGGCGCTACGACGACGCACGTCACGGACTTCGCGACGCGCGACTCGGCGGACGCGAGCCAATGGTTCCTGCGCGATCCGTTCGGGCATCCGACGTGGCTCTCCGAACTCTCGCACAAGGTCTACCGGATCCGTGGCGGAGCGATACAGTCGATCTCGATAGGCGGCGCTACGTTCGATCAGGGCTACCTCACGAACGGCCTGCGGTGGGATCTGAACAACAACCTGTGGGTCGGGGGCTGCATCTCGGCCCCCACTCTGCACTGGGAGCTGCGCCGCCTTAACTTCGACGACGGTTCGGTCGAGCAGCAGATCGACCTGCCGGCGAGCCTCTCCTCGTCGCTTCGCGATTTCATCTTCGCCGCGGACGGGTACCTGTACGTCAACTACGATGGCGTTTGGGAGAAGCGGGAGACGACGGCCGGGACAAAGCTCCACCAGACCTCGTCGGGGCACTCAAACGTCGCGAGCTCCGTCGCGACCCCGTACGCGCTGTTCTTCTTCGACAACGTCAGCCCGGGGCATCTGAAGCTCGTCGAGCCTCTCCCGCGGATGACCGGGACCGACACGGCGACGGTCGGAGGCGCGGTCCAGCATATCTGCGAGCTTGCTGGCCTCGACCCGAGCGAGATCGACGTTTCCGGGCTGACGGATACGCTGCACGGGTTCGTCATCGGCCGCCCGATCACGGCGCGCTCGGCGATCGAGATGCTCCAGAAGGCCTACTGGTTCGACGGCGTCGAGAGCGACCTGATGCTCGAGTTCGTCCCGAGGGGCGGTGCGGTAGCGACGACGATCCAGCTCGACGACCTCGGAGCGCGCGTCTGGGATTCTGATCCCGTTGAGGAGATCGACATCCGGCGGTTCCAAGAAGACGAGATGCCGCGCCAGATCGTGGTGAACTTCTGGAACAAGGACGCCGACTACGCCTACGCGACCGAGTACGACCGCAGGCTCGTGACGCATGCGCAGGAGCAACTCTTCGAGGACTTCCCGCTCGCCCTCTCGCCGCAGCACGGCGCCCAGATCGCGGAGGTCCTGCTCTACGACAAGCACATCGAGCGGACCCAGTACGGGTGGTCGACCGGGATCAAGTACGCGGTCTACGAGCCAACGGACGTCGTCGACCTCGTCGGGCACAACGGGACGCACCGCGTCCGGATCACGGACAAGAGCGAAGAGGGCCTGCTGATAAAGTGGCGCGGCGTTGCGGAGGACGACGGGACGATCTACGAGCCGGTTGCGGTCGGCGCGACGATCCAGGAGCCGCAAGCGATGGTCAGCATCGGCGCTCCGGTGACGCTCCACCTCCTGGACATCCCGCTCCTGCGCGAACGCGACGACGACGCAGGCTTCTACGCATTCGTCTCGCCTCTCTCGGCGAACTTCCGGGGCGCCAGCCTGTATGGGTCGCCTGACGACGTCGCCTACACCGAGCTCGCGTCCTTCAGCACCGGGACGGTCGCGGGCTACATCTCGGCCGCGCCGGGGAACTTCCTCGGCGGGAACATCGTCGACGAGCTCAACTCCGTGACCGTCGTCCTCGACTACGGGGAGCTATCGAGCGTCGACGACGACGGACTCATGCGCGGGGATAACACGGCGCTGTGCGGCTCCGAGATTTTCAGTTTCAGGGACGCCACGCTCGTCACCGGGACGACCTACAAACTGACCGGGCTCCTTCGCGGGCGCTGTGGCACGGAGCGCTTCGTCGCGACGCACGCGGTAGGGGAGCGCTTCGTCTTCCTATCGCAGACAGCGGGCCGGAGGATCACGAGGCCCACGACCGAGATCGGCGTGCAGCGCTGGTACAAGGGGGTGCCGTTCAACGCCTCGATCGCGAATGCGCCGAGCCGAGGTTTCGCGAACACGGCGGCAGGGCTCATGCCGATGGCTGGGCTCAACCTCCGTGGATTCAGGCACCAGCCTGCATTCAACGACTGGCTCGTCCTATGGGATCGCCGCACGCGGTTCGGGGGCTCGATGCGGGACTACGTCGACATCCCGCTGAACGAGGACTCGCAGTCGTACGAGATCGAGTTCAGGAGTGTCTCGACGAACTCGCTCGGCCGCACCGCGACGAGCACGACGCCTACCGTGACCTACACGGAGGCTCAACAGAACGCTGATTGGGGAGCGCCGCAAAGCTCCTACCGGGTAGTCGTCTATCAGATGAGCGCGACCGTGGGCAGGGGCTTTCCATTGGAGGGGACGATCTAGATGGCCGATTCTACGACGAACCTCGACGCCGTAGGCTCAAACGTCGAGCAGAAGGAGGTCAAGTTCAACGCGCTATTCGATGCCCACTCGCTCGTGAGCGCATTCGGCCGAAGGGCCGTGACCTGTTCCGGCCTGACCTGGGGCTACTACGGGATCGGGCGCTGGTACATCAACGCGTCGGCGACACCAAAGAGCAATGCCACGCTGTCGCTCACCGCATCAAGCACGCGGTATGCCTCGGTTGACAGATCGCTTGCGATGAGCGAGCAGGCGACAGAGTTCGCCGCCGACAAGCTGGCGGTGCTCAAGGCGGTGACCGGGTCCGCGACGGTAACGAGCTATGAGGATCACCGCGACCCGCATCACATCAACCGGTTCCTCTACGGCCGGTTCACGCTGGCGATGGGTGGGGCGAACAAGACGCTCACCTACGAGCAGGCGATGTGCGAGTCGATGGAGCTGACCGGAAGTTCAGCATCACTCCTCGACGTTATCGTCCCGGCGGTTCCACGCGACTGGC